TCTGTTTTTTCTTCTAAAGGTTCAGGTTCTTGTTTTATAGGTTCTTCTTTTTGTTCTTCTTCTTGAACCTCTACACCTTCCTCTTCTTTTTCGTTATCCTCTTTTAATTCTATTTCTACTGGATCTCCTGATGTATCAAGAGGCACCATTTTTTCATCTGCACTTTGCATAGACTTCTCCATGTTTATAAAATATTAGCTGGCAAAATATCTCTCGGATCATCGACAACAGCCAGTATTTCGTCATCGTTGATTATACGTAGTTCACCACCATCTATTCTAATTCTAGATCCAGCATATCTAGTAATTAAAACCCAATCACCCTCTTTACACCAAGGACCATCAGGATATCTCTCCTTGTCTTTATAAGCATCAGCTCCAACTTTTAAAACCTTACAAATATTTGTGGTTATTTGAGATTGTTCAACGGTATCATCCGTTAAATACAATCCACCTTTTGTTTTATTTTCTAGTTTTAAAGGAAATAATACTATTCTCCAACCGACTGGTTGAGGAACTTTTTCTAGTTCGTCTTTTTTCTTCTCTGCTTGCGCACCATCCCAAACATGTTTTGGCACGATCAATTTTGGTTTAGTCATCTTCTAGCTCCGTTTTCTTTAGCAGGTCCGTGAGTTCCTGTTCTTCTTGTTTTAGTGCAGCTAATTTACCAGTCAAATATTTATAATCTGCCCAGTCTTTAGCTAGTCCATTTAATATAGACTCTTCTACTTGTTTTTGTCTAGTTATTAAATCTTTTTTATAAGCCGTAAAGAAATTTTCTAGCCGCATGCCTTCATTTGTTCTGCCATAGCGTTGGCTCTGTTGGGTGTTTGTTTAGCCCATCTGGAGTCTAGCATCTCGAAACTCGCCCCAATATAATTCTGTTCTGCTAGTGCTTTCCACATATTATTAAATTTTGAAACACCAGTTTTTCCTAATTGAAATACCATTTCTATAAGTAGCTCTTCCGCTTTCTCATCTATATTTAAACAATCACGTTCTTCCATCAATTCTCTTGCACCACGAATGGCTTCTTGCAAATCTTTTTTAAGTATATCCATTAGAAATTCTTCTTCGTATTCTTTATCGTCTTCCCAAAAATCTTCGACGCAAAGATGACCTACGCCCACGGTTCGCTTACCCAAAGTATCCAGGTAAACTTTGTTTCTATAGCCTTCGTGTTTTTTGACTGATTCTAATAATCTATCTAGGTTCATTTACCCTTTATAACTTTTTGCAAAGTTTTTGCTTGGCCAGCGTGTAACTTTGATGCTTTCTTTAAACCTTTAATAACTTTTTTTACTTTTTTCTTTTTTGCTTTCTTCATTTCTTTTTAAACATTCCTATTGCACTAGATCCTGCCTTGATGCCGAAGCTTGCAGAAATCGCAATGTACAACAAATTATGATAATACGACGGTAGGTCTTGCAATGCAATAAACCCA